GCTTCGCTGCTGATGTTGCGCGAGAATGCGCTGATAGGTGACAATGCAGCATTGAAAGCATTGAGTGCTTCTTGTGCAAAGATCGTGTCGTTGAATGAAATGGAAGCCATTGTGTTTTGTTAGTTAGAGACTGAGAATTTTAGAACGGTTTTTGGTGTAATAATCCGAGCGATCTTCGGGTGAGAGCTTGGACATGATTGCAAAGTGATCGACTTGAGCGGTTGCATCGTCTGCGATTTCAGCAACTGGAGTTGGGTGACCTGTGGCAGCGAGTAAACGAGATGCCTCAAGCGAAATCTTTTCAGCAGATGCCTCGGATTTTTCAGCAAGTTCGGTGATGCTGCCTTCTTGCTCGGTGATTTTTTCCTCGGCAACTTTGAGTGCCTCGGTCTTTTCATCAAGATCGGCCTTTACCGCGGTGAGTTCGGTGATGGCATTTTGCAATTCGTTTTCGATCATCGCAAATTTTGCGCTGACTTCTGAAATTGACGCTTCAAGCGATTTGATTTCGCTGTCTTTTGCTTCAATTTTGGAAGCAAGTTCTGCGTTTGGCAAAAGTTTGTCGAGGATGCTCATACTTGCCTTTGGGATTGTGTCAAATTTAGCACCTATGACCTTGTCGATCAGACCCATCGCGAATGCCTTGTCAGCATTCAGCCATGTTTCCATCTTCATCATTTTGCGGATCAAATCCTTGTCCATGCCAGACTTGCCAGAATAGATGTCTGCGATTTCGTCAGAGATTCCATCAAGAAATTCTGACACTTGCAGATGCTCGCTTGCATTGCCGCTGGAGTTGAGTGATGCATCGTGGATCATCATCTGGCCACCTTTGACCATATGGATCTCATCCGCAGCCATGGCGATCACCGATGCCATTGATGCTGCGAGTGAGTTGATGATGGCTGTGACCTTGACGCCACGATCACGCATGGCAAGGATCGCGTAGTAAAGCCGGTATCCATCTAGCACAGATCCACCGCCAGAGTTGATCTCCATGATCACTTCCTCAAGAGCGCCATCTGCGCTTGCAGTCACGCCGGCGATCTCTGTGCCGATTGCGTTTTGTCCATAGAGACGGCCCATCTCCTCGATGATTGTGTCGATTGAGAATGGCGTGACAGCTTCATTGAGCTTCACTTTGCCGACTTTGTTTTCGATTGAAAGGTAGTTCATTGCTTTTGATTGTTCGGGTTGTGCATTGATTTGTTTGAGTCGAGTTTCGGCCCATGACTTGCCGGCATCTCCGCCCCATAGCGCCCACGCGATTCTTCCTGCTGATGGATAGCCATCTTCGCCAGGTGAGAATCCAGATGCCTGCTTGTCGACTTCATGTCGTGCAAAGAAGCTGACCATTCGGCCAATAGTTTCTTCTGAAAGATTGACTCTGTTTGAGATGTCGCGAGCGCGAGCAACTCCGATGGCAGTTCCGCCTCTGCTAAATTCTTGCCTCCATTGTAATCCGCGTAATGCTTCTGCTGCCATTGCCGCGGTTGGCTTTAGATCGACAATTTGATCTTCGATCTCTTCTGATTCTTTTGTGATTTCCGATGGGTTGGTGACCTCTTCGATTCCAAGTGATGAATATGCCTCACGCGCCCGAGGATCGTTGTCGATCGCCTCGACGATATCATAGCCTTCATCCATCAATTTCTTCGCCTTGTATTTCTTATATTCCACCTCGGCACCTTCTGGGAAATCGCTTAAGTGGATGTCGTAATACGGAACATCATACTCGTTGAGCAGATCAATGGTTTCCTGCATCTGTGAATCTTGGCGACCACTTATGATGTGGATTTGATACTCCAGCGACTCAGCGGTGATGTAGTCGATGACTTCTTGAATCGGCGATTCTCCATTGAATAGAGCGCCGTCGATGTCGCAGATGATTGATAGATTAGGCATCGAATACTTCAGTTGGTGCAGTTTCGTTTGGCGTAAGCATTGACATTTCTCGATCCTCGATCACCACGCCGTATTTTTCGGCTGCGGATTGCGCTGCCAATTTGCGTAGTGCGACTTCCTCGGCGCGTTCCATCAAATGTTCCTCAAGTGATTTGCCCATCATGCCGACGATATCGCGCATGTTCCTGGCTCCGATTTTCCACATGGCTTCCAGCTCTTTGCTGACGCGGCCATCGTCGATCGTGAGTTTCGCAGGATAAGTAAATTCCCATCTCCACCAGTCTTCCGATTGTGGCAGAATGCCTTGCTTCTGAGCTTTGGCGACTGCATAGCCAACCATACGCGTGGCTGCGTAGTTAAGGATGTCCTGGCGATCCTCGACCGCGCGTTGAGCCTTGCCGATTTCGCTGCGCTCCGCGGTTCCTTGTCCGGTTGGTTTCCAGACGAGTGAATACGGCCAGTTGATGCCGGCGAGAGCAGAGCGGATGATGCGATCATGGAAAGATTCCCAGACATCACCAGGACGATCCGATTTGATCGTCTCAAGTTTGCCTCCCGAGTTGGATTTAAAATAGCGGATAGCGCCGCCATCCATCGTCTCATACGTCATTCCTTGCCCGGTCGTGCTGTCGCCAATTAGGATGTTGCTCGGATCGTCGGGATCTGGCCCTCCATGTTCGTTGTATTCGATCAGACCAATGCTCGAAAGCATCATCTGCGCGAGTCGCTCCCAGTCGTGTGACTGAAGCATATCTCGCAGATCGTTGAGAGCATGGGTAAAAGCGGGTAATCCGCGGCCCTGTTCTTGCCAAGATGGATCGTAAAGGTGGATTACGTTGGCAGCATCGAGATACTCGGCTGCGTTGTTGTCGTCATCGAGGACGATGTATTCCTTCGGCGCACCACTTGCATAGTAGACTATGCCATCGATCAAGGTGCCGCCGTGAAATTGAATCGTGTCTTGATAGGCATTCAGTTCTCTCGGTGTGCCAATGCGATGTGATGGAATGTGCTGATAACGCGGATATCCATCTGGCGTTTGAGTGAGTAGAATGAATCCTTCGCCATCACGGTCGATTGCGGTCGACAGCAAGTAGAGCGATGTCTTGAAATCATGCATGCCACCGCGAACATCACCAATGGCGTACCATTGGTTCTTGAGCCAATCAGCAGCGATCTTCCCGAATTCGGTATCGGTGCCAGTAAATTTCGGCGCCCAGGCTCGACCAACTGCATACATTGCCTTCTGTTCGATGGCGCCACGCGCCGGCCCGAGGTTGAGGAATAGTCGACGCGATGCCGACAGCAAAGTGTGACGATCGTTATAAGGGACAAGTTTGCCAATGTCCTTTAGCTCGACTGGTTCCCAAGGACGATCGCGTGAGTAGCGGTTGGCGGAACGTGCCGCCTGCATCACCGCCGTGTTGCCCCATTGATCGAGAATTGCCATCGTGGATCAGAGGATGTCAAAAGAGTCCGCGTGATCTTGTGCCTGGAGCAAATCCTTGATTGAGCCAACTGAGTGCCAGACGCAATGCGGTTTGCCTCGATGACTCGTCGAGTTGGACAATTTTTGACATTGTGACCCCATTCTTTCCAGCGCTGGTAATCGAATCCATGCCGCCCTTTGTAAGCGCCCCGCCAGAGATCGCAGAATCAAATGCTGCACGAATGTCAGCAACGCGTGACGCATCACCGACTGCCCATTGGTATAGGTTGTGTGCTGTGGAGTAAGTCGTCGCGGCCATTCACATGGCATCAGATGTCAAACATCAAAGCCAGGTATGATCTTGAGCATCAATGCTGCCACGATCTGCATCGCCTCAACGTCCCATCCGTGGTTGTCTCGTCGTACTTTGACCCAGCGATACTCGACCTGCTTAGTCTTGCCATTGACGATCTCACGCTTCGCTTCCGAGTCGATCTGCTTGAGGTATTCTTCTGGTGCATCGTCCGGGATTTCCCATGATTGTGCCTGTCCAGTTCGATGAGCATGCAGGATGTCCTTGATCCGATCGGATGCCCAGAATGCATATCGCGCCTTGCGTCCATTGGTGGCAGATGCCTCTGAAAATTTGGAGAATGCTCGATGGATGATGTCACCATTTTGCTTCTTGTACGCAAATGATGCCTGTCCAGATCCGTGCAGCGCAGTCCAGTCATTCGATGATGTGGCGCAGTATACCTGGTCCGTGTTATACTGAGCATCGACGAACGTCATCTTGGGTGAAACCTTCATGCGCCGGCGCAGTTCCTCGATCTGGTCGTAAGTTTCCATGCGTCCAAAGAACAGCAAGCGTGATGATCCATCAGATCGCCATGCCCGGCAGACTACCCAGAAGTGATCTCGCTGCACGTCGACCGTGATGAAGCGATAGGTTTCATTCTCGACGAGTTGACCTTGAGAGAATTCTGCGAGTCGATATCCATCACCGACAAGTGCTTGTCGGTTGTCTGTAAGATCCTCTTCCCAGCTCTCGGCCAGACGTTTCTGGATGAATTGCCGCAGCGGATCAATGTTGCCAACCTTCATCGCGGCCTTCGCTTCCAAGTTGAGTAGTGCAATTTCCCAGAGTGGTTTGCGCCAGTTGCAGAGGACATTGTAGTGAAATCCAACGTGACCAGGTAGACCATTTGATGTCTGAATGTAGGACGCTGATTCGGCCAATGCTCGACGCTGTTGCGTATTGTCGGCGCATGTCCAGTCGCAGTCTGGGTTGTCGCATTTGAGCTTTGCGGTTTGCGCTCGATTGAGGAGTGACATTTCCTCGTCGTCGTCGATCGCCACATTGCACCATTTCCAAGGTTGGATTGTCGTGCATGTTGGGCAGGGAAAAGAGAATTCACGCTGGTCGGTTTGCTGCCATGCTTTGTCGAGGTCGTCGCCCTTGGTGCCGGCCTGCGAGAGGATGAAGAATTGGCGGTTCCAGCGATCATGTAATCGACCGCGAGATTCGTTGAGCATGCCTGGCTTATATTGCCACGCCTCGTCATTAAAAACACGGCGCATCGACTTGCTTTGTAGTCCAGATAGATTGGCGCCAGTTAAGAACAGCGACATGTGCGGAAATAGGATCTGCATCTTGCGCTTCTTGTGGCGATCTTCCGGCAGGAGCGCTGCGGTTTCCGGCGTGTTGCGGATCGCGTAATCCATGCGAGTCTCGGCCCAGTCGCGCAGGTCGTCATCGGTTTGGCCGACGAGCAAGGTTGGCCCAGGATCTTCCGAGATGATGTATTGCAGCGCAGCCTCGATGAAGGTCGTCTTGCCAGTTCCGATCGGTGCGAGAAAGACAATCTCCTTGGCATCAGACTCGGCCAAGATATCGAGTGGTTCGCGCTGCCACGGCGCGTTCTCAATCTGAAATTTTGGCGTCAGTCCATCTTGGATTGCGATGCGTCCCGATGACCATGCTGATGGTGATAGGCGAGCTGGTGGTCTGACTGCCTTGCGGAATGCATCAATTAGTTTGTTTGATTTGATATTTATAGCCTTAACGGGTTTATATTCCAATCGTTTTCTTTGATGCCGCGATGTGGTGACCAACGTATTGATGATTTACCAACTATTGATTTTAGATCGTAAATTAAAACGGAATTACGCTCAACAATTACTGCGCAAAGTATATCAAAATCATCTTCTTGATATTTAGTGTATCGCTTTCCATAATCATTTGGATTTGCTGCACAACTAGGCTTTCCAGATCCAATCATGAATTTGTAAGATCCGCCTTCTTGTATTGTGGCTTTTTTTACTTGCACACTAAGTGGTCGCATTGGCGGCTTCCAGATTATCAAGTCTGCTTTTTGACTATGTCCAATAGGGAAAAAAACTGAAAAACCATTTTTTGCTGCCTCGATTGCAACAAACATTTCTGCCCTTGTTCCAGAATCGCATGTACTTGATCTATTTGGATTAAAATCATTTGTTCTGTATTGGTCTACATTGAAAAGAAAAGATTCGATCATTTTTAATTTAAGTTATATTCCCATATTTTTGACGATTCGTCGTTGAGCATGGACATCGTTTCGTCGACCTTTGCTCGGATGACCTTCTGCATTCCGGCTGGCGTCATCCCCTCAAGCATGGGCGGGAGATCAGCTTCCATCCGCATGATCGCTGCCTTTACTGCTGCGCCGATTCGCAGCATTGATTCCTCAACCATTGCTCGGCTAACGTAAGATCCGGCAGCTTCCCGCAATTTGAACGCATTCACAAGTCCATCAATCTGCGTTTTAATCCTCTGCGCGTCGTGCTTATCCGTGCAATGCGCCAGCTCAAAGATCAGACGCTCAGTGTGATCTGACGATTCAATTGGGTCGCTGGATGGTGGTGTAGCCGGCACAGGTTTCCATTCGTCCTTGAGGGTCTTCGGCAGATTCCGGCATCGAGCAATCTTGGTGCGCACCTCGGCATCGTCCCAAACATTCACGCCGCCACGCTCCCAGTTCCCCAAGGTCTGGATGCTGATCCCGATCTGTGCGGATCGTTGATTTCTGGTTTGCTTTTTCATGCGTCAGTCAAAAAATGACTCATGCGCTCTTTTCGAG